GGAACGGTCGGATCTTTGATAGCTCATTGATATTGAAGGTTTTCGGTTACAAGCCGAAGTAAGAGAACGGTTATGAAGAGGGTTCCTTCCGGGGAGCCAGATGAAACCCGCTGAACCTCAGCGGTTCCCATTTAACGCACGACCCCGTGGGTACCCCCCCCGGGGTCGTGTTGTCTATGGCGTGCCCACGCAAACACCGCAGACTCCTTCAGCAGCGAGACCGCCAGATATGTTTTGCCGTGACGGATTTGCGCGCGCTGGAGTTCCACGTGTTTACGGTAAATCGCCTTAATCTATTGGATCTGTCCTCCGAACACCTCCTGGCAGGCGAGCCATGCGCACTGGCCGATTTTCTCGACTCGCCAGGTCTCAAACCTGCCAAGAAGGTCACGAACTTTCGTCAGTTCATCACATTCTGGCAGCAGGGTATCGAAGCGTTCTCGGCCGCCGCGGAGGAAGAGAAACAGAATGGTAGCTGGTGAGTGATTTATGTAGAGGCTTCCTTTATACTAGATGTGGTCATCGATAATATTCTACGTGGAGGACAGGTCCACACTAGACGTATTCGTAATACTGAGTGCTTTTGAAATGCCGTTCTCGCGAGGAACCGAGACTATAGAGAGATGCATGGGGGGTGATCATGGCGGAAAGATCGCTCAAGCTCTTGGACAAGTTGATCCGGAAGGGGCACTCACGACAGAGACGCTACATCGAACTGCTTAGAGACCCGAATAGTGATGAACCCGGTAACTGGTTTATGTGTGTCCCCCCATGCTTCAACAGCGCGCTGGACATCGTGCAGACGCTTCGTGGCCCGAAGAAGCACAAGCGTTTGGTTTGGACCCAGGGGGCATGGTTTTCGTTCTCAGCGGGAGACTCTCTGTTCGATACGGCAGACGGATACCTGGCCTGGCCCCAGGCTTTGCGAATGATACGCGTGTGTGTGCAGGTGGATGCGGCACTTCCTGTGAGTGTGGCGGAGGGCTCATCTGCCCGCAACCCCGGCATGGTGACGTTTTCGGTGTACACGCCCACTGCCAGCAAAGCCAGGATCAAAAAGCGGTTCCAACACTCTTTTTCTCAAGATGATTTTGTGAGGTTCATCATTGCAGGGCCGTTAGGAGAATTGGAGAAGAAATTCGAGACGATCTGACGTTGTCTGTGCAAAGGGGGGCGACGTGCTTTCGGTAAAGTGCCCACATTGCGACCACATGCTGTCCATTCCAGAACGGTACGCGGGACAGTGCGGGAGGTGCAATCATTGCGGCAACAGAATCACAGTTCCAAACACGCCAGCGGTGGCTCCAGAGCCGCAGCCACCGACTGCACCGAGACCTGAGCGCCCTGTCCCGGCGCGCCACCCCAGACAAAAGCGAAGGGCGCGCAAAGAAAAGCCTTTCCAAATGCCCTCCACACTCACTGCTGTCGACGTGGAGACAACTGGGTTTTGGGCCGGCCAGCATAAGATCATCGAGATCGGGGCGGTACGCTTCACCCCAAAGGGCCAGCGCATTGGTGTCTTTCAGAAGCTGGCCAATCCGGGGTTCAGTATTCCTCGAGAAGCGACTGCTATAAGCAACATCACCGACGACATGGTTGCCGGGGCTGCGCCGCCCACAGCCGTCATCAGGGAATTTGTGGATTGGTGCGGGCCGGAGGCCCTCTTCGTCGCGCACAATGCAATCTTTGATGCGGACTTCCTCGTAGTAACACTTTCGGCCGCGGGCATACCCATTCCCAAAAATTGGTATATTGTGGACTCCCTCAACTGGATCCGCAAATCGACACTGGTCACCCTCGACAACTACAAGCTCGGGACGATCGCCGACGCCCTGCGGATACGTGAGGACCAGCAACATAGAGCCTTGTCAGATGCATGTGTAGTTGCGAATCTGACTCGTTTATTGCTTGCGCACGACGATGGCCAGGTGCCTTTACCGAAACGCGCGGAGAGGCTCACCACACTGGCCGCGAAGAAGGCGACCGACACCCAGCGCCGGTATCTGCGGAAAATTGGCGCCCCCGCGCATCTCATTGAGACGGCTGACCGCGTAGCCGTAGGCAGGCTCACAGCCGCATTCGATAAGCCTCATCAAAAAGAGCCTCAACACAAACCAGTAAAAGTATGGCGCATAGAACGCGGTGGAACAGAGATCGAAGTCCAGCCCATGGCACCAGCGCGGAAATTTGGCTCCACGGTCGTAGCGCGACCCCCAATTCCCGGGTGGAAAGAGGTGGCCACAAAAGCTCAAACAACAGCCGTACTCATGCTTCCTCTTGGCTGCCTGGTTCTCCTGTTCATTGCGGCCCTGACAGGGCTTGTTTTCTTATTCGCGCTTGTTTGGTGATAACCAGAGCCGCCGTGGAGGAAGAGAAAACGAGTCGTGGAGCCCAGCAATAGGTTTGTATTTTGCTTGTAACTGAGTTACAATTCGGGAAGCTGTGTCGTGGGAAGGGTTGGCTGTCACGATTATCCTCAGCTGGAGCGGAAAGCCCGGGAGCTTGCCAGGCTCGGCAAGATTAGGTATTCGCGCCACGCGTACGCCCAAATGAAAGAGAGGAAAATAGACCGCGCGGAAATCAAGTATGTGTTGATGAACGCGAGGATCAATCCCGAACAGGGCAGAACGCGCTTAGAACCTGAGCATACGTCCCCCTCTTATGCCTTTGAAGGGAAAACATGGGAAGGCCGAAGGCTTCGAATAGTCGCCGCGGTATCAGAGCTGCTTCGAGTGATCACAGTTATCGACCTGGACAAATAACAGAAAGGATCGCGCAACATGCGTATCGAAAAGAGCTACATCGATTATGGGTTCGGGTTCCCAATCCACATTGATGAAGTTCAAATCGAAGAATGGTGTGGTGAGGAGTTTCCGCTGATTGACAACGAATTCCTTGAGTACTTTGCCCTGCGAACGCTCGCCTTTCTCCCGGCCAGGCTGACGGGAAATCAGGTCCGTTTCATCCGCCACCATTTCACCGAGACTCTCGAAGAATTCGGGAAAAAGGCAGGCGTACAGCATACGGCGGTGATGAAATGGGAAAAGGCAGGCGATGAACCCACCAATATGGCGTGGGGCACCGAGTTCCTGCTTCGCTGTCGCGCCTTGACCAAAGTAGCCATCGACAGAGAAGAATTGGGAGTCCTCGCAGCTGCTCTTACAAGACCACCCGAAGGCGTGGCGCCGGCCCTTCGCATCGCCCGGGCATGGTCCGAGATGCATGAGCCGATGCCATTACCCAGCATGCAAGACATTCCTGACGAGGACAGCGACCCATGCCACTACACGGACGCCCATCAATATGGGGAGTGTCAATTGGAGGGGGAGGCTCATGTCTTCGCCGATGCAGCTTAAGAAAATCATCCTGCACTCTCTCGTGATTCGATCAAGGCGCGACGCGCTCACCCAAATCACCAAGACTGCAGATTCTCCCGCCGCTGATTCAGCGGGCCAGGCTCAAATGCAGTACCGCCTGGCCAGGCACAGCGAACGCCCCGCCTTTCGCCTGCCCTTGCGCCTGAGGATCGAGTGGCCGCCGGAATCGGGCGCCCGATTCACCGAGATCCAAATTGATATAGAGGGCTTCTTTGAATTTCCCCAAAACACGCCAGACGAAGAAATCAGGCGTTATATGCCGATTCTGGGCCTGGTGAACCTCTACGGTGCTGCCCGCGCGTTAATCGCCCAGAGCACTTCCATGTCGGATGGCGGCGCCTTCATCATTCCAAATATCAACATGAACGACGTTGTCCGCCAAAATGCAGAGCAGAAAAAGGAAACAGTGCCCTCAAACGGCGAAGAAACGTCCTCGGGCGCCCCGTGAGGCGGTATAGCTGGCTGGCGAACGTGTGCCGCAGCACTTCAGCAGCCGATTCCGCCGATTTTACACAAAAAAAGGCCAGTGGCGGGCGTGTGCCGGCCACTGGCCTGTAGTGAACCATATGGTGGGCGGTACTGGACTCGAACCAATGACCCCCTGCGTGTAAAATATAAGCCTCGCGTTTTCCGGCGGGCCTGCCTGGCCCGATCGGAGCCAATACAAGCCATTCTATTGGGCGCTGCGAATCATGTCAAGCCAGCTAAAACCGACCCAAGCCGGCCAGGGCGGGGCAATGTGTTGACACCCATGTTGTCATTCGTAGGCTCGATTCAACCACCCGGCAAGGAAGGTTTCAAGGGCCGGGCGTGCGATAGCAAGGCCGCGAAAAAAGCCCGCGGCCTCCGATCGGAGGGCCGGCACAAGGGCACAGGTGAGGGCCTCCCTTGCCGCCTGTCGCGTTTTCGGGCCGAGGATGCCATCCACTACCACGGGGCGACCTGCGGCGCGCAGGGCCTGCTGTAGGAGCCTGTGCGCCCGTCCGGGGCCGCAAACGACGGCAAGGTCGAAGGTCTTTACCGCGACCGACCCCGGGAGATCCCCGTATCCGTAACGATTCCACCATTGCTCCCGGTAGATTTCGACAGCCATCTCCCGCGGCAAGATGCGGATATCTTCCGCGTCGACATCGCCATCGCCGTCGAGGTCCCCGTTGAGCCAGCCGTCATCATGTAGACCCCGGAGGGTTGACAGTGTGATGCCGTAGTTTGTCGCCCCGCCCGGGTCGGCCGGGTGATGTACAAAGCCGCCCTCATGCGCTAAAACGACCGCGACTGCCGCGGCGAACCCGCCCTCAGTCGCCATTCCCAGTTGCCCCCTTTAGCCGAACGACGAGCCCTGCCGGTTGAGGCACGATCCGCAGCAGGTCGGGGTTTTCTACGGAGACCGGAGCGCCCGCGGCCGTGACATTCAGGACGGGGAGCCGGACGTCCTTATCCGTGACTTTGAGCGCCCTAAAATAGGCCCGCGCGGAATGCTCTGACGTCGTTAACGTCAGGACCGCCCACGGGGACCCCGCGACCTCGCGGTAGGCCGCCTCCGCGCCGGAATCCGCCCGTACAAACACGATCAGCCCCCGATCGTATTTGAAGTCTAGAGCGTACGGAGCCGGGGGATAGGCGACCTCCAGCGCGTTCCCGTCTGTGCCGAGCTGCCGGGTCTCCGGCCGGAACGATAACTCGACGGCGAACTCCTGCCCGACCTCGACCTCGACGATTCCCGGCCCAACGGTAGACAGTAGTCCGGCGGAGACGACCGCACACAATTTCAACAGCATGGAAACCTCCCGGGCTATAGCCCAACCATCCCGACACCTAGCAGCGGCCCGATTCGAGCGACCGGCCCGGACGCCCCCTCTTCCGGGTCGCCTACGTCCAAGTCGTACGCCTCCATCGAATATAGCGAACTCCCTAGGTCCTGCCACCTGCCGCCCTCGGCCGCGTAGATATACCGGTAATCCGTGTTCGAGTGCAGCGCGACGATGATCGTGTGAAGGAGCACGGTTCGAGCCGCGTCGCTGTAGACCCGGCCGTACAAAACGCCATTTGACCCGATGAGGGGATTCCGCTCGATGGTGAGGTAATAGGGGACGCCCGTCGTGATGTTCCCATACCAATCACAATTTGTTGACCGGTTCCACTCCTCCTCCTCCTCGTCGTAGGTCAGGTAGGGCTCGCCCACAATGATTCGGCTCGAGTTTGTGTAGTTCCAGTAAAACCCCCCGGCGTAAAGGACGTTAGCCTCATAACTCAGGTTTTTTGTTACGACGACGTTCGCGAGCGCCCAGCAGAACCCGCACGGCCCGTAATTTCCCCAGCTCGAATAGAGCAGGGAAACCTTGTGCGTGAACGCGCCGGCAAAATGCCCGACGCCCTTGTCCTTGTAAACCTGATATGCCGCGTCCTTCCGCGCATTTGTAACGCTGATCGTGTTACTGGCGGAGATTGAGACAACGGAGCTCGGGTCGTTTTTCGTGTAGGTTGTGAGGTTTTCAATCGCCATCTTTTCCGACCGCCTTCTCGGACAGCGCCTCGTCGAGGTCGACCGTCGAACGGATAGCCAAATCCATTTTGACCTCCTCCCGCGCGTTGCAAAGCGCCTCGATGATGATCGCCTCCGCGTCCCGGTACTCGTTCTGCAGGAAATCCTCCCACGCCTTCTCGGACAGCGGCTCCTTCACAGACGCCTCGGACAAGGCCGTCTGCCAGCGCTTCGGCAGGCTCGATAGTTTTTCCAAGCTGACGGAGCCCGAGCTCCGCCACGCGCCGACGACGTTATGTGCCGCCATAAGCGACTGCAGCGCAGCGTAGCAATAGGCCAGCCGGTCGCCAGGCGTTGTAACACCTTTCGGATAGACCATAATTACGTGCCTCCTCGCGTTGCCGTGTACGAAACTAAAAGGGCGATCAGACTAGCATCGCCCGCGTGTGAATCGGTCGACGCGCTTCGGGAAACCCGGAAGGTCAGCAGTTTGTTGGCCGCAGGGGTCCCGTTGATCGTGAGCGCGGTTGCAGCCCCGACATGAACGCTGCCGGCCGCAATGAGCGCGTCCGTTACAGTCGCGGCGTTCGACGTGAACAGCGCGTCGAGGGTGTCGCCGTCGCCGAACGCGCGCGCGATGATGTTCCATGTGACGGTTTGCCCCGCCGTCCCCGTCGCAGCCGTCCAGACCGGCCGAACGTAAAGAGATGTCGAGCCCTTGAAGTCCGCTGGGAGCGCGACATTGCAGAACCATCCCGCCTCGTTTGTTACCCCGTCGAACGCCGCGCCCCAGAAGGGATGGGCGCAGAGCGGGGTTTCGGTGACCTCAGGGACAGCGCAGCCTCCGGCCGCCGCCGGGGTGAGCCCCTGCGCCGTTAGGACCATTGTCCCGGTGAAGTCCGGGAGAGGGGTGACCCCCGGGATGAACTTCCCCGACGCCCAGCTGTAAATGAGAGTGTCACCGTTCGTGACGCCGGTCAGGCTGACATCCGACAGGTCCGCGAGCGAGTCAGCGCCTACGGCGGGAGGACCGGCCTCGAACTTCGCCGAGCTGGCGTTGTAAAAGAGGACGTCGCCGTCGGTTTTCATCGAGACGTTGACGTCCAAGAGGTCCGCGAGATTTGAAACGCCGCCTCCGCCCGAAGCGGCCCCGGGCTCGAATTTCCCGCTCGCTGTTCGATAGACGAGGATATCCCCGTCGGCCAGCCCTGCGAGGTCGACGTCCGAAAGGTCGCCGAGGCTAGAAACCCCGCCTCCCGAAGGGGCCGCCTCTGCCTTGAATTTCCCGCTCGCTGTTCGATAGACGAGGATATCCCCGTCGGCCAACCCTGCGAGGTCGACGTCTGAAAGGTCGCCCATCTCGCTTACTAGAATTGCCGACGTGAGCCATTCGCGAGCATCGCTAAGATATCCATTCGAAGCATCATCCGCGTTTTGAATGTTTGCTTCACCGACCCGGTGATAAACATGCCACAGCACGACGGCCTCGGCGTCCGGCTCCGGGGCAAGAGGAGCCACCGCCTCCACCCCGGTCTTCGCCGTGATCGTCCGGGTCGCTGCCGAGACCTGAATGGTATCAATTCGCGGGTTGCCGGCTGGGGCCGCAAGGGAGAGGTTTGTCGCCTCACGGACCCAGGTCGCTTTGCCGCCGACAATTGCGACCCCGCCCGAGACGGTGATGTCCATCGACGGGGTCCCGGTCGCCGCCGCCTTGAAGGCATCGAGATACGCGGTCCCCGCCTTCACACATCCCTCGGCCCCGCCCCACACTTGTGCGAGGGCGAATTGGGAGCCCTCGAACGCCTCAAGGAAATCGGCGAGCCAGTCGCGATGATCTTCCGCCGACCGGTTGCCCGCCTCTATGGGGGCGTCGCCCGGGAACCTAAGCATAACCTCGCCTCCCCTAGTATTGGATTAGAACCGCGCCGGGCCACCCGTCGCTGCCGAAAAGTCCCGCTCCCGCACCCGCGCCTCCTTTGCCGCCGGCGCCGACCTTAATCGAAATTATCTCTCCGGTGTATGTGGGGTGTTCGTAGAAATGAAAGCCGAGCCCATAACTCCCGCCTGCGCCGCCAGTCGCCGTGCCCACACCTGTCCCGCCTAAGCCGCCAGTACCGAGAGGTGTAACGGGATCGCCGCCGTGGATGCCCGCGGGCTCCGGGAATCTCCCGCCTTGTTTGCCAACGGGCAATTGGGCGGCGTAGTGGACTGATGGATTCGAGCCATTCTGTTTGCCGCCGCCGCCGCCTCTGCCGCAGACAGCATATATGGATATCTTTGGCGTTTGAAAACCGAAGATCGTGTTTTCCCCGTCCTCCCCATCAGCCCCGTTGCCGATCGCAGAATCTCCGCCACCACCACCGCCCCCTCCTCCACCGATCGCGGAAATATAAACGGCAGAAACGCCCGCCGGGACAGACCAGGTGTACGAGCCCGGCGATTTATAGAGCCTGAAGCCATGTGGGGTGACCACGTTCGAAATATTCGAGAGCCGGGAGACGAAAACCCACTGATGCGCTCTTCTGCGGAGGATGACGCCATCGAAAGCGTCTGTTAGCGTGATGTCCGCGTCCCCGGGTAGGAGAATTTCCCCGAAGCCTCCAGCTCCGTGCTTGATCGTTACGATGCGGGAGTCGATGGCCTGCAGGAGATAGAGAAAAGAACCGTCCGGCAGGTTTGCCGGGTCGATGATTTCCAGGTCATCGGCCGCGGCCGAGCCCTCCGTGTTTACGGTATGGAACCCTTTTGTTGGGGTAATCGCGCCGCCCGCAATCGTCAAGGGCTCTGTATTCGCACGCGCCCCTGGGAGTTGCCGGGTCGCGCCCAGAAAAGATGAAATTGCCTCTTTGAATTCGCCCTGGGTCGGATTACCCGCCAAGGCCGCCTGACTCGGGAAATCGCTCATTCGGAGAGCCTCCTCGATTGCTGCGATATCTTCATCCTCGCACGCGGGGAAGATCGCCGCCGCAGCGAGCATAACTAATATCCCGATCTGTCCCTTCATCTAGTACCCCCGGATGACAGCATCTACGATGGCGGTCGTCCGCTGCTGCTGCGGGTTGAGGATTTCAACCAGCGGCCCGGCCGTCGCGTTCTTGTCGACGATCCTCGCCACAAGCCCGAATTGCCCGACGCTTTGGATCGTTAGGGTGACACTCGCGATTTTCGAAAAAGGCCGCGACAGCGGGATGCGCCCGTAACCCCCGGACAGCGTGACATCCTCGATGAGCTCCTCTCGGTCCGCCACGTCGATCGCAAGGGTCAGGGATTCCACGCGCGAATGCAGCCGCCCGGACGCAAACGACAGCCGGAATTCGTAAAAAACATCCGCGACCGGGATCTCTCCTTGAAACGGTTTCCAGTCCTGCAGTCCTGCAGGCCAGAGATCGCCGGACAGATCGACAGGCCAAAGATCGCCGGATAGGTCGGTAGGCCAATGCCGCCGGTACTCCCGATATTCGAGCGCCCACGGAGCCCCGGAAATACGGCCGGATACACCGAGGGTCCCGCCGACGTCGACCGGGTCAGGGGCGTACGTGAAGATGTAGCTCGCCGCGTGGAATTCGGCCGTGTAGAACGGAGCGGAGTCGTCTGAACCGTAGAACGGGTCCGCGTCCGTGCCGCGGTAGAGGGGAGGCCAGACATCCGGGGTCGATGAGAGGACCCCGTCCGCCCCGATTTCCATGTTGCGGTAAAGCCCTGGCCAGCCCTCGGCCTCGAGCGCCACGCGTCGGATCTGGTTGCCAGCAGGTCGATCGCCCAGCTCGAGGATCAGCGCCGCGCCACGCAGGCTGTAATTCCCCGCGACGTCCACGGCCCGGACCTCGAGGGTTATTGTTCCGTGCAGGCCGTCCGGTAGACGGTAGGTCCGCCCGGTGATTGTCCCCTCGTGCAGATGTAAAGACTTCTCCCAAACGACGCTCGAGCCGTAGGCATACCGAACCTCGAACCCCTTGAAGTCACGCGGTGGAGAGGCGTACGTCCAGCGAAGCGTGTTCCAGCCCTCCAGCCACAAATCCGAGGGACCCGGGGGAGGGGTCGTTTTCCCGATTACGTAGACATTCATTTTTGTCGTCCACGCCGACGCGAGCCCGATCACGGTGTAGCGGACCCGGACGTCGTATGTCTGGCGGTCCTGAACATCGCGAATTACCACGCCGCCCGTGTCCGTTCGCTGGACGGGGAGCCGTGTCCACTCGGCCGCGCCCCGCAGCCGGTATTCGACCTCGATGTATTGCGGGGGAGGTCCCGGAAACTTCGCCGGGGGGATGATTTCGAGCAGGATGCATGTGCGCAGCGTCCCGTACGCGTCCCGCTCGAGCGCCCGCTCGTCCGTTACGACGCTGACAATTATCGGTGCGGGAGGGAGAATTAACTCGATAACCGGGGGCCGCGTAACACCCGGGTCATAGTCCGGGATTTCTTCTGTGTCGGAGGTGTGAACCGCCGGGGCGTGATCTACGCATTTGATCTCTGCCTCGTTTTCGCCTCGCGGGCGAATCTCCTTGATGATGAGCTCCCGGGTTTCTTTCCCCGCCTCCCCGAACATATACAGGTCGCCGACGGCGAGCCCCGTCGGGAACGAATCGACGGTAACCGTGGGCTTGAGTCCCGCGGCCGTCGTAACCTTTCGCACGATGCTCGCCCCGGTCGCGAGACGGAATCGGATACCGTAGCTTTTCCCAGCCGCCATCGGGACCGGCTCGTCGAGAGCGATGATCATCCCATCGATCGCCTTTACGCGGCCGGCCGCGAGCCCCCACAACGGGACGTCGTGCGTAACGAGCACAAGATCGCCGACCGAACAGACCAGGTGCTCGATGTCCGCTTGAAATTCGATAACCTCGGGGCGGAGTTCTGCGACCGCGAGATGATATCTCCCCTCGCGATGGACCGCAGCCGCATCCGTAATCCCGTAGAAATCCATATCCTCGAAAACGGTCGCATTCTGCGCGCTAAACCCGTCGGCGTAGACATAGATTTCGTCTTGCTCATACCCGGCCGCGGCGTTGAGAAACTGACATCGGAGAGCGTGAGGCTTCGCGACGAGCTCCCGGGTGACCTCGAAATTCCACGAATTCCTCGGGGTGAAATGTTGGATAGGCGTAGTCTGCTCGACATCGCGCACGACAGAGAAACGGCCGTCGCGCATCCCGAAGGCGGCCCGGCCGGTCGCGGCGATCTGCCCGAGGAGCCGGAAAGCCGTAAGACTGCGGGTAATGTAGGCGTCGAAGGCTCGCGGGGGCGTTGCCGCCTCACATGCCGCGGCCCAATCCAGAAACCGAGTGATGTCGAGGCGCGAGACCGCGACGGCCCGCGCATTGACCTTCGGGTCGCAGAGGAGGCGAAGGTAAGCCCATGCAGGGTTGCTCGATGCCTTTGTCGGCCATGCCGAATAGGCAGGAACGGGCACGGTCCCGTCGTAATACGGGCTAACGGCCTCCGCGATGCAGTTGAAATTCGAGACCATTCCGTTCAGCTGGTCGGTGGCTTTGATGCGGAATGCCACAAGCGCGACATCGTCCCGGGTCACGGCTTCCCCGGCCCGGTGCGTTCTTAGCGCGGTCCAAGTCGCCTCGTCGTAAATCGTCCGGTTCTTGTCTTCCTTCTTTTTCGACCTGCGGCGAATTCTGACCTCGTATTGATTCGTGCCCCCGTCAATCCCGGCGTCGCTGTCGACAGACCACGCGCCCGAAACCCTCACGGTCCCGTTGTATTTGTCAGTGACGCGATGCCATCGCTGCTCCCCGCGGCCGAAGTAAACCGAGCCATTGAACAGGTCCACAACGGCCTTTCGATACCATCGGGCTTGACACCAGCGCCGCCACCACGGCGACCGCGCACGGCCGACCGCCCCCCCCTTGCTTTCGTTCCAAATCGTCTCCGCAAGAGCTCGGGTTGCCTCGTAAATGTCGAGGGTCAGGTTGATGACATTTTTCGCCGCGGCAATCGTCCCTGCCTCGGTCGTCTCGGTCCATAGCCCGAACGCGGCCCGGACCGCCTCGACATCGACCTGGAGCGCTTGAACCTTCGTGATGTTGGCCCCGGTCGCGAGAGCTTTGACCATAGTTAGCCGGGCCGACAAAAGCCCAAGCCGATAATCGATGCGGGCGAGCATGGCCGCCGGAGCCGCCCTGTGCCCCACTGCCATCGCGCCGATTCTTGTAACGAGTCCTTCAAAGCCGCCCTCAAGGGTGGGCATCCACGAATATGCCGTCGGCAAGGAGAAGGCCGCGGCCGGGTCGAGATAATCGTCCTCGCCAAGGAACGGGTTAAACGCGAGCCATTCCCCAAAAGGAAGTTCGCGGGCCTGAATGTCAAAATCGACCGAGGCCGCTTTCGGATCGCCGTCTTTAAGCTCCATTAAACCGCGGATAAAGGCGATGTCAACGCTAAGCCGGTCGGGGTTTGTCGCTGAGGTCCGCGTATGCCAGCCCAAGGCCGATGCGGTGTGTTGCGCTCCCTCCTCCAAATTCCAGACATCATCGTGGGTTTGCTCGAGTTTCGCGTTAACGTATTGCTCTTGAATGTCCCCCTCGTAAAGGGTGAGGGCCGGGTCCCCGGCCGCACCCCGCAAGATTTCGACCTCGAGGTCATTGTAGTTTTCGATAGGTTCATCGCCGAGTTTCAAGTCCGATATTTCAACGGGGCCGAGCCCGACGAGATACAGGAGGTGCAAGTATTGATCGCGCCCGGCGATTTCGGTGTACGGCATCGCAGCGAGAGGAGGGAATACCCGGTGCCGACCGAAGACCAAAGGGACCGGGTCGAAGGGCCGCAGAACAGAGCCGCCGCCCCCTCCGAACGAGTACCCGGTCTCGTCTGTCGGGAGCTTCGGAGGTGGAATAAGGGCGTTGACCGCAAGCATTCCGCCGATCCCCAAGGCCGCCCCGATGGCCCATCCGAGGGGACCGCCGACCGCGGCCGATATGAGTCCCGCCGCAATCGAAACGCCCGCCATCGTCCCCATACGCAAGGTCGTAGTCGAGAGCCCGAGTTGTTCCGCCAGCGGCCCCCCAGGAACGACGACGATCTCGACGTGATGCCCGGCCTTCGGCCGTATCCTGGCCCACCATGCCGCCGGGATATCGCCGCCGTCGAGGCGAACCGCGACACCCGCCCGGTAATAATCGGGAATCGATACCGCCTCGACAATCTCCTCGATGGTCATTCCCGAGGAAAAAGATTCCAACGATGAATGCGTCGTAAAAGGGCTTTTCCTGGCAGTGACAAGCACATGAGAGGATATCGAGCCCCTGGATACCCGCGCCCCCGCGAAGCGGTAATACCCCGCAATTTTGCTCCCCCATCTTCCTGTCCGGAGATCCTCTATAACGGCCCCGATCCCGCGGTCGCAATGCAGGAATTTGTGTTCCCCTACGTACACGCCGACATGCGATTCCCGGCCAAGCCTCCGTACAAGCACCACGTCACCCGGGGCCGGGTCCTCCCCCTCTTTGATCGTCGACCAGGCAGCATCCGCCTCGTTTCTAACAAGTCCCTCGACTGCTTCCGCGGGCGTCTCCCGGCCGTAAGCCCCGGCGTAGGAGGGAAGAGCCGCCCCGAATTCCTCCCGATAAACCAGGCAAACGAGTCCGTAACAGTCGCAGCCCGAGGGCTCGCGTCCGCCCGGCTCAAACGGGATGCCGATGTATTTCTTTGCCCAGGCAGCGATCATGAAAATGCCCCTGGGAAATCGGCCGGGGTGATGCGCCCGGCCGGGATAACCTCGTTCAGGAAATCCTCGAAGGCAAGGCGCCCCGTAATGGTTTTGGCATCAAAGACCAGCCGCTCAACGCGAAAGACAAACGGCCCGGCCTCGACCGTGTCGGGGTTGCTCGCGAGGATAATCTCCAGCGTGGCGGTTGCCGGAGTCGTAACCGCCCGCAATCCCTCGGAATACGCCCGGTCAATGTTGTCAATCCACATCGAGGTAACCGGGAGGCGTTCAGCCGTCTCTTGCGGAGGCAGGAGTCCGAATCCGCACGCGGTGTAGACCTTCCCGCGGCTCGTGATGTTTGCGAGGTTATCAACCAGACGAATCGGCGATGGGAGGGCCGAATGTTCAATGCTCGCCAGGCTCAAGAGGACCTCGCCGGTCTGTTGCCCAAATACCGCCTGCCGAAACGTTAGGCTTGTATCCCGCGGCATTAGGGCAGGATCTCCAGCTCCAGCGTGCCCTCCCACCGAACATCCGCGTTCGCATCCGCCTCGAAGGCAAGCCGCCATCGAGGGCGAGCCCGGAATCGGAAGGTCCGGCTGCCGTCATCGTGCGGGTCCGTCCAGGTGAAACACCCGGCATCAGCCCCAGCCTGCGCCCACACCGTATTCCAAAAGGTGTTGAAAAACGTCCGCTCAGTCGTTGTGAAAATGACTGGGATATCGATCTGCCGCGCCGCCGCAGTGAACCTCCGCCGCACCTTCGCCGGCCCCGCGTCGGGTCGGCTGATAACGAGGTCATTTTGCGGCTCGTCGATAAGCCCTGGGGGTTGCGGGGTTTTCAGTTCCGCGGGCCATGTCGCAATCGCCATTATGCCCTCCCACGCTGCAGACCGAAGGTTAACCCGAGGAGCCCGTCGAGCTCGCCCCGGGCCAGGGTATCGGCGACGGCATCGCGGATCATGATGCGGACTTCCTCGCCTCCGTCGGCCGTCTTCCGGCGTTGCACGTCGACCGGCGGCGAACCGGCGCCCCGCTGGTCGATAACGTTGATTGTGGTCGCCGCGACAGTCGCCCGCACCCCAAGCGACCCGTCATCTGTCCGCCGCAACGGCATGATGGCCTCGGGCCCCGCTTCGCCCAATAAGCCGGTCTTCCCGCCCCGCAGAGGGAAATAGGCCGGGCCCGTCGCAATCCCGCCTTTCGCGAAGGGAACGACCTCGCCCCCTGAAAACGCGGCCCCTTTCGCGAAGGCTCCGCCGATGAAACCCATCAGCGGCTGCGTGAACATCGTGGTAATCGTCGTACGAAGGATATCCTCCGCGACCCCCTGGAGGAACTTGTTGAGCTCGAACTCGCCCGTTTTCACGAATTCGATAATCGTATCCGTCAGCCGGTCGGCCCATTCGTCGAGCCGGTCCCCAAGCTCGTCCATGACCTTTGCCCATCCGGTCTTGACCTCTTCGGCCTTGTCGCCGACGAGCCCGAAGGCCTCTGCAAGGGTCAGCACGGCCCCGATCGCGCCGAGCACGCCGGTCGCAAGTTGCGCAACGCTGGCAATCGTTGACGCGATGCTCGCCTTTCCGGAGCTTGCAAGGGTTTTGAAGGCCGTGACAGCCTCGCGGATGCCGAGCGAGATCCCCGCAATCGAGGTAACAACGGCCCCGATCTTCCGGCCGATTCCAGAATCTATTGTGTCGGCGACCTGATTAATCTTGAACCCAAGATCCATCAGGGCCCCGGCGGTATTCGCGAGCTCGACGCTGAGCCCAGCCTGATTAGCTCGAAGCTCCTCGATCCGGGCCGCGGCCTCGGCGTAAGCCCCCCCGGCCGAATACAGCATCCCGATAAGCTCGTCGAGGGCCTCGGTCGACAGAACCCGCATTTCTTCCCATGAATACGCGGAAAGGAGGTTTGTCGTTTCGTCATCGAGCCGCCCGGCCGCCTTCAAAAGCTCGATATTCGCCCGCATCTCTTCAAAGATTTGCACGTTCTCCGGCTGCATCCGGGCGATAAGGTTATCCGCCGCCAGGCCTTTCGCCTCCTGCTTAATCATTTGGATACGCGTCATCACCTCGTCGGCCAGACTCGCATTCTTTGCGCCGATCTGTTCCATAGCTTCCCCGACGTCGCTCCAGTCCATATCGTGCAGTTGTTCGGCCCACTTATCCGCAAGTTTCGACTGCCATTCCTCTGTGTAGCTTCCCGCGTCGTTCAGGGTCTCGATGTCCTCCAAGATGCCCTTGTAGGCAGCCCTCACGGGGTCGAGAGACTGCTTCAGCTGCTCGGCCGCCCGGATAATGTCTTCATAGCTCCTCCCAGTGCCCGCTGTGGCGCCCGCCGCCGCAGCCATGCCCTCTTCCGCCGAAGACCGGAGGCCTGCAAGCAATGCCTCCACGTCAATGCGTTCGTACTCATATCCGTCGCCTTGCGGCCCTTCAGAAAAAAGTGATTCTACGGTTGATGCCAGTTCAGGGAATTCGCCTTTGAACCAATCGAATGCCCCCGCCCAGTCCTCTTTGAATTGCTCAACAACAGCCCCTATGATTTCGCCCAAGAGGGACACTTCGTTTTCAGGCGTATTAGGCGCATTATTCGCCCCGCCGAGGCCAGGCATGAACAACTTCCCAAACGTGAAATCCAAGTCGGTGCCTTTTTGGGGATCTGGATAAGGATCGCCCCTCAGAAGCTCTTCCCAGGTAATCGTATACTGCTTTCGCATGGCCTCCACGGCCTTTTCGAAGTCCATCGGATCCGTAAGCAGTTGCGTAATGAACGCGGCCGGCCCCATCACGCTCTCGCCAATGAGCGTTACGGTCTGGCTGATTTTCCACACCACCCACTTGCAAAACTCTGTTATCGCATCTTTTATGACATCCAGCCAGAAATCCCTTGCGACATGATCCGTGAGACGATCCCATTCGTCTTTCAGCCCCTCCACGTTTTGCTTCCAGACAGCGCGAAGGGTATAGGTAGACACGGCCACCGCGGCAATCGCCCCCACCAAAGGCAGCGCACCAGCTACCGACTTGCCCCACGCGATCCCAAAGGCATTACCCAGTAGCGTCACCGATCGGGTCAATGGCCCAACAACCATCCCCACTGCGGTAAGTCCTGTGAAAAGTGATACTGCCCCCGCTCCCGCAACAAACAGCCCGCCCGCGAGTTTCTCGTTTTCTAAGAACCAGGACCGAATTCCCTTGACGATGTTATTGATGAGGCGCGCGCCCAGATTGATATACGGGAGCAGCATGTCCCCGAGTTTCTCCGAAATCTCCAAGAACTGCACCTTAAGCCGCCGGAGTTGATTCGTCGTCGAATCCGTCGTCCGCATAAGGTCGCCCTGTGCCATCTTGGTCTGTTCCATGATCGTGCCGTAACGGGCGACGACTTTTTGCTGTTCGGTCAATTGTTCCCCGACCGCGGCAACCCCGTTGGCCCACGCCCATTCCGCCACCGTGGTTTCGTTTACGAGGATGCCGAGTCGCCTTAACGGCTCCACCTGGCCCGTCAAGCCCGCTTGGAGCTTTTGCAGGGCCTCCGCATGCCCAATGTTGTAAAAGCCCGCCATATCTGCGGCGAGTATGGTCATGTTTTTCGAGAGGGAGGTTGCCGCTGATTCCGATAGCCCCATCGACTGCGTCATAACCGCAAACACGCCCGCCCCCTCACGGATCTCGGCCGCCGTCATGATAAGAGAGCTGGAGACGCTTTCGCTCCACTCGCGAACTTCAGCGGCCATGTTCCCGAAGGAAACCTCGAAAAGAGTCTCCGCCTCCTCGATATTCATCGCGTGCCGCACCATCGTTCCCAGCCCAGCAGTAGCAGCCGCGCCGACAAGCCGAAATTCCTTGGCCGCTGCCCTGAGACTTGAGGTGATGCCGGCCAGGTGAGACTTGAAGCCTTCCACCGAAGCCTTTGCTTCGCGGATGCCGGAAGTGAAGCCTTTACTGTTCAGCGTCAGATTGGCGCTTAATGCTCCTGCAAAATACATACCTCAACCTCCCACTGCGGATCGAAGCGCCCGTCGGCTCGTAGCGTATTTGGCCTTCTCTGCGGCCCGTCGTTCATAGGCGAAATCTGGATCATCCTCTTCGATAAGGCGAATCAGATGTTCCCTGGCAGCATTGGCCTCGGCCACATAAGGCCCTTTCAGGGCTTTTGCATCCTCCGGTTTTGCGGTCATGGCATAGGCGCATGCATCAAATACCACCAATCGGTTGTCGGCCTGCCGGGCGCGTGTACGGGCCAGTTTAATTGCCGCCAAGCGCCCCCAAAGGGCACGGTCACGATAAGAGAGCCCCCGGAGTTCCCCATAGGAAAACCCCGGGAAGGCTTCCCAAATCGCACTTAGCTCTTCCGCCCTTTCTCGGGCCGATTTAGAGGGTTTTGGATCTTCTCCATAAGCCAACTGAGGAGGGCGGTCTTGTGGCGTACAGACGCATCCGAAAAAATCTCCGCCGGGTGGCCGGTCAGAATCGCCAACTGGCCGTTCAATAGCGGCCCGAGCCCGACGTTCTGGTCCTGAGAGCTTTCAACAAACTCCTCGAGCTCACTCACAACATCTTCCGTAATCTCCCGCACATCGAGGCGGCGCCCATTCAACGTGAAGGACAGTGATTCCGAAAGCGCCGGAGCGGTATCGAGGTTGATGTGAGATCCTTTCGCCATAAATTCATGCTCCTTTCGGCTGCTGTGGCAGACAAAACCTTTTGGAAATTTGCGTCTCCGTCTAAGGCCGCTTAAGGCCGCTCATGCTCCTCACGGCGGACTGGCCGGGAGGTCCGCCTGCTTTCCGAAACGGATCAGGTCGCCCGCGGAATATTCTGGAGAGCCAGAGTTGTACAGGAACCCGCTCTCGGCGATGTCGGCCGTGAGGACAGGATGGGCCTCGGCCTCGAAGGCCCAAGTCCGCTGTGCCTCGTAGTTGTACGGAACCTCGCATTTCGCCTCGATGCTGGCCTTCGGGATGTAAATCCAATCCGCCTCGTCCGTAGACGTCTCGTCATCGACGATGGGCTTAAGGATGAGAGTCTTTGCCGCGGCCGTGAGATCCTTCCCAACGCCGGGCTTGAGGGTCAACGCACTCGACTTCGTGCCGCTGGTGACGGTTGCCCCGAAAATCTTGGCCAGCTGCTCGAGGGTCGGCTCCGTGAGAGCCGCCTTCACCATCACCTGGCGGGCCACCCGGACCTTGAACCGTGCGACCCGTCCGGTTTTGTCGGCATAGGTACTGACCGACTCGCCGTCGATCGAAACGCTCGCGCCGCCGTGCGTTTCCCCGAGCTCGGTCCCGTTGTAAACGAGGACGGCAGGGCCGATGGGGAAATCCTGAAACATGGCCATTCGTTAACCTCCTTCGCGTTTGTGAGCCGGCAGGCTCAGGTTTGCAGAAAACGACGCCCGCCCCGATGCATCCGGGCCGATAAAGCCCGGGGCGGAGCCGGTAATCGAAACGATAAACCACGACGGGAGAAGAACTCCGCGTTTCCCAAGTGCCCAGTCGAACACCCGATGCGCCTCGGTGCGGGCGGCGAAATAGCTCGCGCCTCGGGTGTATAACTGAAAATGCCATTCGCGATGTCGGCGGAGACCGGGCTCGGAATAGGCCGGGGTCCGCTCAAGGATTACCGTGCACAGGTCCGGTTCTCCCTCCGGGACGTGCCCAGCGAAGAGACTCTGGCCGACGGTGAGCTCGAGCCCGGTCGCGAGGTATGTCGCGAATTCTTTGATCATCCGACGTTGCCCCGCCAGCCCGCTAGTTTCCCCGTCGCCTTGCGGAATAGATCCCAGTCACGGCGTTGAATTAGCACACACCCATCGCAAAGGCACGACGGATGAACCAAAGACCCGCGGGTTTGAAGCTTGAACGATGCTTCGGCAACCGCAACAAGCTCGGCAAGCCATTCAGCATCATTGTGGGGGTCTTTTCGCGGCTTAGGGCGCTTGGGCATTCTTGAGCTCTTTCTGGATTTCGTCAGACACAACCTTCATATGGCGATATCGATTCACTGAAAGCTTCCGCTCAAGATACTTCCCTCCAGTACCCTCTATGGGCGGCCTCTTGCCTTTCGTTCGCTTGTACCCAGTCATGCCAAATTCATATTCCGGGTGCTCGTGCAAATGCGTGGCATAAGGGGTGTTGAACGTCACGGTCGCAATGAACTCGTCCTTGGAACCCCGGAAACCCGGCGGCGGCGCGCTCTGCGCGTGCGACGTTGCCTCCGGATCGCTCGGCGCTGCGCTCTTACCAACGAGCTTTCGGCCAACATGTACTGATGCAGACCCGCGCAGGGTACCCTGATCGAGGGGGACCATTGGCTCTTCGGTAATCGCCTCATTCATCAGGGCCATCGCGGCAATACCCATGCCACGCTCGGCTCCCCGGCGGACCCGCTCATTTCCAAAGTCGAGGCCTCTAAAGAACTTCTGAATGCCTTCGAGTGTAAATTCCCCACTCATAGAAAATAGGCCCAATACGCCCGCCGGGAGTAGCTGCGCTTTTCGACAACCGCGACAACGAGGTGGTCGACCCCGTCGAATCGGAGCCGGTCGACCCCGGGAGTTGGGAACCCCGCGGTCATCAAGACGGACCCCGCCGCGACAACTTCCTGCCCGGCATAATCCCTCACGATCTTTTGAGATCTGTCGATACGGCCCAAGACAGGCGCAACCACAGGGGCCAGGGGCTCCCCCCATTGGTCACGGCCTCCGCCGCGGACCCATTCGATTGCGTCGGTTGTGTAGCGTGATAGTGGCATGGGTACAGGCTCGCGACCTGTCCCGCCGCCCGTCAATGGGAGATTTCAGGATCGGCATGGCAAAAAAAACACCCCTGGGCGGGCGGTTAAGGAAGGAACGTGTGGGGAGGACTATTTCGCGTGGGAGGATTCTTGCTTGGCCGTGTTGCGGTGCTTGAGGAGGAACCGGCGGGCTTTCACGCGGTCCTCGGGGGAGAGCCAGAGCACTGCCTTCTCGTATTCGGGGTCAGACGGTGGAATCTGCACGCGGGGGCCATGGCAGTACAGACCACGCTCCTGATCGTATCCCGGAGTAACTGTTTCGATATCGCCGTTTTCAAGAAGCCTATCCATCTCACTTTGCTCGTGCGGTCACGCCCCTGAGAACTGTGTTGCGAATGAACTCCGCAAACTGTTGGCCAAACGCTTCATTGGGCCTCCCTTCAATTATAGCATATCCAACTGCATCGGCAAGGAACTCCATTCGGCCCCGCACAGACGGTTTGCCTTCGTCCAGATAGAACTTTTTGAGGGCACCACTCTTGAAAGCCTTTTCGTAAGCCTCAATGAGCCGGAAATCATCGTTATAGCTGAGGATGCCGCCGAGAGCATGCCCTATTTCGTGTGAAATGACGCGGTCCACGTCCAAACCTCGGCTCCCTGCGACTAATCTTCTCGTTAAGGAGTCGTACCCCCCCGCGATATCCGCCCAGGTTACCCCCGGTCCGTACCCCGGTGCCTGGACCTTTCTCAGGTGCTCAAACCCCTCGAAATCCGGCACACTGCCCGGCCCTATGTCGATACGTTCCAGACCTTCCCGTTTCAGCTTAGCGAGAAGCCTGTCGGGAATCCGCGCCAGGTCCGCAACATGCGCGCGGATGATGTTCCCTTCGTCGCTATCAAGGTCATAGCCTTGCACCCGGAGTACGCCGCCGAGTGCGTCCTGAAGGCTATTGTACTCCCCTTGGGGCAGTCCAGTGCCCTTCCTGCCCTGCCGGCCGAAGCCCAGGGGCGACATCGTCTGCTTTCCGCCGCTTTTGACAATCTCCCGATACGCCGCATTCGATGTGATTTCCAAGCTTTGGTTGTTGCTCGCGGCTCGCAGCGCCTCGACTTCCTGCTCTCTTTTCGCTTCCGCCACAAACGGGACGAGCACATGCCGGCACCACGGATGATAAGGCGGCTTCTCCTCAAGCTTCGGGAACCCCCCTTCCTTCCCATCGAGTGAGTACACCTTGCCCTGGAATGGGACACAATAGTCGCACGCGCCCTCATGGAAGGAGACCTGGAAGAGCGTGACCCCGAATTCGACGGCACCATTGATATTTGCTTGAGTTGTAGCCTCCCGGGTTCGGGTCTGAGCGACCATCTCGGCATAGTAGTCCGGGTCGTAAAGCCGGGTCTTCCCGTCTTTGCAATGGACCTCGACTTTAGCTCCGCCTTCGAGGTTCTTCTGAATCTCTCTCCGGAGATTCCTCGAAGTCTGCAGGAGCGTTTCCCCCTGGACAAGGCCCCGTCCGATGACCTCGTTAATGGTGCTCTCTTCGAGCTTGGCGGCCCTTGCCTGCCGCAGCACACGCCGCGCATGGTCCCCCAGGGCCCCGTTGGCCCCGAGAAGATCCATGGCCATCTGGTCGGCAACCACCTGAATCGCCCCGGTGTGGAGTCGGTTCCCCATATCGATTCGGCTCAACGCGACGCCCTGGCGCCTCAGGGCAGCCAACGCGAGATTTACACCTTGTCGATACGCCTGCTGCGCTGCACGGCTCGAAATGCTCTCAATTTCCGCCGACAAGGCTGAAATAACCGCATCGATTTGCCGCTTGTGCTCTCCAAGACGGAATTCCTGGAAGGGCGTCAGGGCAGCCCTTTGCAACTGACGGTCAATACGTTTTTGCGCCTCTTCGTAAATGACTCGAAGAGACTTAATTCGCGACTTTATGCTCGGGCCGCCTTCAGTCACGGTTGCCTCGCGCCTTACCCCTTATGCCGAAGCTTGCATCCGACCTCGATCCGCGTAGTGCGATCCTCGACCGAATCAACCCGCCCCTCGAGACGCGAGAGCCGTGCGACGGTTGCGTCGGCGATTTCTCTGAGCCGTTTTACCGTCTCGCGAAACGCGCCAAAGGCCATCCCAAGCGCGACGATTTGCGCGACAATGGTCATCACAAGGGCGGCAGAGTCGAGATTGATGCCCGAATTGCTCATGCGATCACTCCTCGTCTTCATCCCCCGGATCGTATGCCGTGGGGGTCGGGGTCGCGCCGCCAATATGTTTAGCAGACCATCTCTCCAGTCCGGTGAGGAGAATCGCCGCAGCAGGGGCGATAGGAAAACCCATCCCGCCGTCGTCCGCGTAAGTCTCGCCATCGAGGTCGGTCCGCTTGACGCCTTGTACCTGCAAATCGAGCCGGGCGTCGATATCCGGGTCGCGGAGCAGAAATAAGGCCTGCTCGCAGATCGCCCATACCTGGGAATTCGTTAGAGCCTCAGCGGCTGCAGGCAAAGAGTATGCGGCTGCGAGTTGCCGCTCCGCCGTAGCAAGAGCAGCCGCCTTATCCGCCAGCTCGGTCCAATACGCCCCCGCCCCGTACCGGGTTGCCATATAGGCATCGGCGGCCTCAGTGCTCACGAGCATGGCTATTCGCCCCCCTGGGCCGCTCCCACGGCCGCTACAAGCCCCGCAATGGCACGCTCAGCCGCTTGGATCTTCGCTTCGAGAGCCTCCCGCTCCTCTTTCGTCTCAGCCGTTTTAGCCGCTTGCCGATGCGCGACGATCTCTTTGTAGAGTTCCCATCCTTCCCGGTAGAGTTCGGGATTCAGTGCGAGGGCGGCCACGTGCTCGATTAGATCCCGGTCTGCATTCCACCGGACTTCCAGCACGGTCCCATCAGGCCCCAGTATCTGAGATTTTGCGCATCCGGTGACCAGGCACATGCCTAAAGCCGCTGCGAACCCACACAACAGTAGCCCGAGAGCCGCGGGCTTGATCGTGTCGCCGCCCTTCCGGAATTTCGCGACAATCCGGGAGAGAAGCGGGGCGATTACCGTCGTTACAACCGCAACAATGGCCGTGTCGCCCTCGGGGTCCCATGGAAGATCCACGCGCCCGCGAAGAGCGGTCAGAATCGCAAAGACAATCCCGCTCGTCGCCCCAGTCGCCCCTGCGATGGTCGCGGTCGTTTTTGACTGAATGAGTGGTTTCATGACCCTGATCCTTTTCCCTTGCCGGTAGGCTTTGCCAATACGCCAGACTTCGCGTCCGCGAGAAATTCTGCCCATCGTTTGCCTTGCCTCCGACGTTTAGGGGTTGGGCAGATTCCGATTCTGAAAAGAAGAATCTGCCGCCCGCGCAGTAGTCGTTTCATCGCTTCGAACATGACGCCCCCCGGCGTTAAGTAGTACCCCGGGAGCACGAGGGGGAATGTGCCCCCGGGGCCAGCGGAATGGAGGTAGGGTGAGCACCTCCGGGCACAGGGCTAAGCGGTGGCGCAGCGGGCAAATTGACGGGTCTCCCCGATGGCGGCTCCGAGCCGCGCCCATCCGGCCGCTACATCGGAATAGGTCTCGAGATGGTACTTGCTCTCGACCGTGAGGTTTTTCCGCGTTCCCCAAATCGATTTGAGGCCCGGGATTCCGATGTAGTAGGACGTCGCTGCGGCAAATTCAAGCGTGTATTCCGCCTGAATGGAAAACTGCGTCGCCTTCGGGGTCCCGGTGACGCCGTTCTGCGTCAGGGAGAGGGCCGCCGAAATGCGGTTGCGCAATTGCAACGGGGCGAGAAGCACGAACGGCGTACTTGCCGAAACGTCGTATCCGGCCGCCCGCATGTCGATAAGAATCTGCAAGCACGCGGCCTCGATCGTGTTCGCATCGCGGCTCGCGGTGTAACGCGGATCGCCGACCGCGAGGGCCGCTGGGGTCGGATCCTGCCATGCGACATCACGGTTCTGCGGTAGGGCTTCGATGAGACCACAGCCAATCCGCGCCTGCGTCTGGAGCCACTTGTTACGAAACGCGATGGCATTGTCCTCGAGGCTCCACCAGTCCTGATCGTCAATCAGGGTCCGATGCCACGCGAGGCCGGCGCCGTACATGTTGAAGCCGACCGTCACATCCGACCCGGCCATCTTGGCGAATTTGATTTCGCCCCCTTCCGGGATGAGCCGGAAGGTCAAACCGGAGGCGACGTCACGAATTCGGAACCCATCCTGCGTCGTCGACGTGTAATCCCGGAAGGCGAAGAACACCCGCCAGCCCTGATCGGCAGCATTTTCGAGATGGTATTTCTCGATGAGTTCCTTCACCTTGGCCGGGCCGTCGGCCTTGGTCGCGAAATGGGTCACAGCCTGCCGGACCTCTTTGTCGCGATCTGTCGCACTGACAAAATGGTTGACGGCATCAAATACGAGGCGACGACCGCCTTCGGTCGCGAAGTTCGCCTTTGTCCAGTCGGCGATAACCTTGCCTTTCATCCTAGAATTACCTCCTGCTTCAGTGTTGCGTTGCCAACGTCGTCAATGCAGCGATGGCCGCGGTTACAGTCGACGGATGCGAACGGAGATCACAGCGGCCGCGAGGGTCGTAGCAGCCCCGTTTGCGAGTTTCGTGCGAAGTACATCGCCTGCGGCGAGCTGCTCTTTGCCATCGGCGACGGCAAGGGCTGTCTGCGGAACGAGGTTATCCCCGGCGAGGTCGAACGCCGTTGCGAGGACCTCGTCGCCCGCTCCGGCCGCTTCGCCGGACGCGCACTTTTCGATTTGCAGGGTCCCAGCCTGCCCGGCCTTTGTCCCGTGCATCTCGACCGCAGAGACCACCTCGCACGCGACGGGGGCGATGAAAAAGGCCCCACCGATGCCTGCCGCGGCGAATTCAGCGGTCGCGACGTATTCGTCGGTGTCCGTATCGGTGTCAAAATCGGAATGCGCGCCGACGAGGGAGATTCGGACCACTTCAGCTCCCGGAGCAGGCGAGACCATGACGATCCCGCAAAAAGTGTTCCCCGCTGCGATCTGGGTCACCTGCCCGGCGGCTGCGTCGTAGTAGACCGCAGACCCGACGGCATACGCACCGCCCACGCCGACCATTTCGCATGCCACTTCGATGTCCGGCGCCTCGTAGATCAGCACGGCGGTTGCGCCAATTGCGGCATTGGCGGCGACTACACCGACGACGTCCTCGTATCTGACGAGCTGCCCGGCCGTGTACTCTGCCAGGGCGAGCACCTCAATTACCTTGCATCGCTCCCGCGAGCAGAACGCTCGAAGCCCGGTCGCGAGTTTCGTTTCGACATTCGGCATGGTCTAAAACCTCCTGTGATTCGTTTTCAGTTTGCACACCGCCGCCGCTTCGACTGTTAGTCGTGTAGATTGGCGATGTCCTTATCGGTTGCGTAGCCCTGCTTCTCGATTCTCGCCCTGACCAAACTCATCCGGGACATCGAACCATGGGGCGCTTTAGTCGGGGCCTCGACGGCCTCCTGCTTCTGGATGTCATCGGCCTTTTTCGCCTTTTTCTCCGCCATTGGCTTTCTCCTTCGCTTAGACCGGAATAAGCGGGTTATTGCCCGGCCCGAATTCCTGCCCGGTTCCGTCTCCGGTGGGCGTTCCGGTTGCGTCTGGTTCCCCGCCCTTTTTCTCGCCGACGCCGTAAACGTCGGCCGCGAGAGCGCGGAATTCGGAGAGCTGCCCATCGAGGAATTTGTTGAGATCGACCTTCAGGGCCTCCTCTTCCGTCGCGTCGGTTTCAAATCGACCGAAATACCGCTCAACGAATTTCCGCTGAGCGTCGTCCAGCTTCCGTTCGGAGATCAGGGTATCGAGGGCGCCCCGGCTCTGAGCCCGAACCGCGGTCCCTTTGGCCTCCCGGAGAGCCGTTTCGAATTCGGCCTCCTTCTCGGCGAGCCGCTGCTCGAGCTTCTCAACCTTTTTCGTTTGCCGGGAGCCGTATCCCCGCTCTTTCTCGGTTTCGGATTCGACGATGCCCGAGACGACCTTGTCCTCCCGAAGCTCGGCCTCGGAGAACAGCTCGCCCGCGGCCAATTTCGCCTCTTTGATCGCTTCGATGATTTCCTCTTTCGTCATGGGGTCTCCTTTTTCTCTCGCGAAGGCCTGGAGGGCCGCGAGGAATTTTGCTCCGGGAAATCCCGGGGTGTCGGCCTCGGCGTCGCCCAACGCGATGCCGGTGATTTCTTCCACGTCGACGGCCCGGGCTTTGCCCTCGCCCTCGGCGATGAATGCGATATTCGCCTCGAGACTGCAAACGTTGAGACGGTCGGACCGATACTCGGGCTTGATGTAGACCGCGGCGATGGTCGCCTCATGCCCGTCCACCATCCGCCGGGCCTT